ATTTTCAGGAAGCTCAGCAGGGTCAGTATTAAAAGTATTAATTCCTAAATTTTTTTCTAAATCATCTTTATATTTATATGAATACATATCTATTAAAAGTTTTTTCATATAATCTGTTCTAATTTTTGTTGAAGAAGGATCAATAGAAAATGCTTTTAAATCATAAGTTCTTTCTGCAATACCATTAACTACTATATCTACAAACTTAGGTATAATAGGCACAGGTTTCCAATCTAAATTAAGATATGATAAATCACCATTAATAGACAATTCATTTTTATATTTTTGTATACTTTGTTCTCCTCTTGCATATAGTCTTAATCTATGAAAATTATCTCTATTTGCAAAATAACGAACACTTCCCGAATCTTTTTTAAACCACTCAGATTCTACAGCTTTAGCAACTTGTAATCCATACTTTAAATCTGCTTTCTCAATGTCGCTTATTGCTTGACTGGGGAAAATACTTTTTGTAGGTATTTTTGCCATCTATTCTATTATTTTTGAAAAATTGCCTTTGTTATTATATTTAGCAAAACTAAAATTTACTTTATTTTTTAATTTATTTATAGGCTTCGGAGCATATAAATTTTTATTACAAGCCATTATTGCTAATCCCGAACTTATTGCCGCATCAAATTTTGTTCTTTTATTTATATCAAACTTTGCCCAATCATTTAATGTTTCATTAAAATACATATCGCCATAGTCTCCACCACCTTTATTTCCAACATATGAATTTATATAACTTTCAATTGCAGCAGCGTGTGCTTGTCTAATATCTTCACTTGAGTTTGGTATACCACCTATTTCTTTTTCTGCAGATGATAATTTATTCCAAACTTTATCAGGTCTATTCATTGAATAACCCCTATAACCTCTTCTTTTTAAATAGTATAATAATCTTGGTTTATTATTTTCTGCAAGTATTGGCATACCGTAAAAATGTAATGCCATTAATATATCTTCAAAAAATATTTCAGCCGTTTGAGGTCTAGCTATATACTCAAGAAAAAACCTGTTTGCTGGTACTTCTTCCATGCTGAACTTAGTAAGGCCGTGTAATGACCCTTTAGATCCTTTGCCATCTGTAGTTCCGGATATATCATAACTATCGCAACCAAATGCACCAATATGTTCATTAGCAGGATATTTGCTACCATTTTTTATTAATACTTTATTTTGTAAATTTATATTAGGAACCCAGCTAACATTAAATCTGCCATTAGGATTAGGAACAAATTCTACTTTTGTGTCTTGGATCCCGTTTTTCCATTGAAAACTGCCACGAGTGATGAGAGCATTGTATCTAGCTTCTTCATTGTAGTCAATCTGCTCGTAAATCCTAGCAAGATTAAATATGCTATTTTTAGTTTCATCTCTGAAAGCATGTTCTTCAGTTCTTGGAAATTGTCTGTAAAATTCATTTAAACCGTCTTGATCTCCTTTTAAGCCTTCAACTTCATTTTCCCAGTGCTCGATAACTCCGACATCAATGTATTGCCCATAATTGTCTTCAACCGGTTTTTCTGGCGTATTGAATACAGGTAATCCAAAAGAATCAATGAATCCTTCGAAGTTCCATTCCATAGGTATGAACAAACTATATAATCCCGAGCGAGTCTGTCCATTGCGGTTTCTTTTTGTAACGTCTGAATCATTATATAATTTTTTAAAGTTTTCACCGCCTTTATCTAATGAGTTACTTGTTGAACCCATCATACATTTACCAATTACTCTCGAACCGAGCCTGAGGGTGGTTTTAGTAACCCTCCAGTTGTTGAGGATGTTCTCGGGCCTCTCCCATTTGCCTGCCTCATCGTGGACAAGGAGGGTAAGCTTCTCCCCGTCGTACGAGTTGTCTCCGGTATTTTTCCAGTCGATGGTGGTATCCAATCCTTCGAGCTCCTCGGCCCTTTGCTTACTGAGTAAACTCTTTTTCGTAAATTTACTGGCGGGTACACGATATGCCAACTCGGTCTTAGGTCTATCCATACCGTCCTGTATCGGTTTAAAAAAGAATGGGTAATTAACGGATATCGGTACGACTTTATCTGTAAACATTTTTTTGGCGTCAGCTCCAGATTTTGATAATATCCCAAACCTAGCGTCTGAAGAGATGGTAGCTTGGTTAACAGTCTCTGCTGATGCCATGAATGAAAAGCCACTCCGTCTATTTTTGAGATAGCACATTCCATAGGATCTTGTATCTGCTTTGCAAGCTTCCCAGAATATGAAGAATAATCTGTTTGCTTCTCTATAGTCTGGAGCACCCACGTCGATTTTAGTCCACTGCAAGTACATATAATGAGTCCCAGTGATATAAGTAGGGTTGTTTTTGTTATAGAACCAATAACCTTCTTCACGTTTTGTAAATTCTTTATCAATATAAACATTCCACTTATCTTTAAAATTACTTGGTAAATCTTTCCAATCAAATATAGTTTTTAATTTAGATAATTCTTTTGGGTATTTTTGTTTAACCCATTTATTATCTTTTTTTTGTAAGTTTTTTGGTACTGGTGGTAATGCTATCCGCAAATTTTGGATTTCATATATTTCACCAATTTGACCATTTTTTGATATAACGACAACATCATGTTCTTTATCGTATCCATATTTCCATTTTTTTAATTTATTAAGCCTTTTAATTGAATTAATTTTTATAGGCTCTATAATATTATATAATGACTGCTTATACATTACTTAGATCTTCTTTCTGCAAAACCTTTAAATGATGCAGGTTTTTCTTCTATATTTTTACCATCAAGTAATGCTTTTTCTACTTCGATTCTATTTAAAATTTCAAAAGCATCAAATATTGCAAGCTTTTTAGTAGCAGCAGCATTTTTTAGTCTATCAGCTGAAATATCATCTTCTGTTTCAACAATTGGTTCTTTTGCAACTTTGACTAATTCTTTAACAGCTCTATAACCAGCTTGGATTATACTCTGTTTCTGTTCCTTCGCGTTCATACTTAATAGTTATAAATTTAGTTAATACTCTATATAATCTTTCACCGTCAATAATAAATTCATACTCACCGCTTGGCATAAAACCAACTAAATCATTAACTTTAATTTTATTAAAGTTTTTATCTAAATATTTAACTATACCTCGTAAAGGCACTTCTTTTTCTATAATATCATTTGATTTAATAGGTTTTATAAAACAATAATCTTTTGGCGTATGCCATTTATTATTTCTTTTATATAAAAATATTTGATCAGGCATTACAAAGTATTTATCTTCCTTATAATAACTCCTGCTATTTTTTTCTATACCTTTAGCATCATGAAATCTTCTAAAAACATTATGATGCACAATTACTTCATCACCTATTTTTATTTCAGTTTTTTCTGATTTAGGCAATGATGTCACTATACCAATACGACTAACATATCGATGATCAGAGATTTCTGTATTTAACAGAAGCTCTTGACCATCAATATATTTTTTATTATCGTATCTTTCTTTTTTAGGTTTAACTATAAAGCTAAATAAACTTTGCATTAATATTCTAAGTTATATTCAACGGCTATAGCCATGTTTTTATTAAAGTCTTTCCACGGTAATACTTCATTTTGTTTTTTAATATAGATAGAAAATTTATCACGCTCTTCTATTATTGAATCAATAGTATGCCCACCATAGACTTCTTGGCCTACGGAATAGTGCATAGCGTCATTTTTGTAATCTTTACCTATGCTAATTTTTCTTACCAGTGACATAACTTTATTCTGCTATTTCAGGTTCTACAACATCTTCTTCAATTGGTGTGTAGGTTCCGTCTTGAATATTAACTGTTACTTTACCGTATTTTTCTTCTAATTTTGTTTGAAATTTATTCAAATCGTTTTGAACTTCAGCAGCAGCATGATTAATTTGATGCTTTTGTAATTCAAGGTTTCCAATTTGATTTGCAGCGTTATTTAGTTTTCCTACATAACCTTGCAATTCTTCTAATTGTTCTGGGGTAATTTTGTTTTCTTTACTCATGGTTTTTAAATTAAATTATTAAATTATATTTACTTATTTATTATTATTACTTATTTTACTAATTTTCTAAACTATTCACTTTCTTCTTCAGTTTCTGCAACTGAAGCAAAAGGACTGTGATACGTTTTAGAAATTGGTGTTTTTAAAATATCTATTTGATTTTTAATAGTTTCTTTCATTGAATCTATATCCATTCCCGCTTCTAACCATCCAATTACATCAGATTCTTTTAAGTCAGCATATTCTGTAAAGTTATCTTTATCAAATTCTGCATTAAAAGTACCTATTGTATTAGCTGTATGATCACCTTCTGAGCCGGAATATCCCCAATGTACTGTATATACTACATTAGATTTACCTTCATGACTAATATGCGCGTCTAATGCATTAATAGTCCACTTATAAGTTATTGCCATTTTTAATTTGTTTTTTAAGTTGTTCGACTTCTGTTTTTAACTCTTTAACCGCTTCAATTAAATATCCAGTAAGGTTACCATAAGCAACACTTAATGTACCATCGTTGTCAGTTACTAATTCTGGTGCTATTTTTTGTATTTCCTGCGCTATAACACCGCTGCTATCTTTACCAGTATCTTTTCTAGTAAAGCTAACACCGCGCATATCATATACTTTAGAACCATCTAAAGTTTTAATATTTTCTTTTAATTTTTTATCTGAAAAAGCTACAACATCACTTGATGCTAATATAGAACCTGTAACGTGAAGTTTTTGTGATGGTGATGTATTGCCAATTCCTACATTTCCTGCACTCGTAATACGCATTCTTTCTGTGTTACCATTTAAGAATCGCATTGTTCTGTTAGCATCTTCTATATTAATATCAAGATTACCATCAGTTTTTATTTCTGCGGTTGCTGTATTAACATTTCTCATTAAAAATGTTTTAGCTGT